CCTGTTGACATTAATCAATCAACCGGCCTTTACAATTTTAGTAAAAGCAGTAAAACTGCCCCCGTACTGCAATTTTCGGGGTTATATAGAGTAACAAATGTAACTAGCGTCTTTAAAGAAGGTAAATTTACTCAAACATTAGAAGGGCCGCGCAGACCAATGCAAGAAGGTACAAAAACAGCAACTAAAACCCAAACTTATAATACAAGTAATACAGCACCTACGGAGCCTAAAACATGACAAACTACAATGAAGATTTTGCACCTCACCGGCCTGCAGAATCTAGACCAGGCCCGTATCTAGCTAGGGTAGTTAGTCACCTTGATACTACCTATATGGGAGTATTAGAAGTTGAAATTTTAAGACCTGTAGGAAATACTCAAGAAGAAGGCCAATTACACCAAGTAAAGTATATGAGCCCATTTTATGGTGCTACCGATTCTTCTTTTCTTGGTAAAGATCCTGACGACTATAATAACACTCAAAAATCTTACGGATTTTGGATGATACCGCCAGATGTCGGCACAACCGTAATTATAATTTTCATTGACGGCGACCCAAAGCGTGGTTACTGGATTGGTTGTGTACCAGATGAGAATATGAATTTTATGTTGCCAGGACTTGCCGCAACAGGCCAAGTGATAGATAGCGAAAAAAGAAGTCCTACAGCTGAATACAATAAAGTAGTAAATGATAGTAATGCAGATCCAAACTCATTTAAAAAACCAATACACCCATTAGCCGCGGTACTTGAATCTCAAGGACTTTTAGAAGATGACATTAGGGGAATAACAACTTCTAGTGCTCGCCGAGAAACACCTAGTATGGTATTTGGCATTAGTACTCCTGGCCCGGTTGATAAACAACCAGGAGCAAAACAAGGCCCTATCGGAAAGGCAGAACATCAAATACCTAATGCTTATGTTAGCCATTTAGGTGGCACTACTTTTGTAATGGATGACGGTGATGACAAATTTTTGCGTAAAACTAATGCTAGCGAAGGTCCGCCTGATTATTCTGCTGTAGAACAAGGTGAAACAGACGGTGATGTTACTATTCCTCATAACGAGTTATTTCGTATAAGGACTCGTACTGGACATCAAATTTTATTACATAATAGTGAAGATTTAATTTATATTTCAAATAGCAGAGGAACTGCATGGATAGAATTAAGCAGTGATGGTAAAATTGATATCTATGCCAAAGATAGTATTAGTGTAAGAACAGAAAACGATTTTAATTTTTACGCCAATCGAGATTTTAACATTGAAGTTGGTAGAAATTTTAATTTAAAAGTAGCAGAAAGGCACCAGACAGAAGTTGGAAGTAATAAAATTTCTATAGTAAACGGCAATGTAGTTTTACAAGTAGATGGAAATAGAGATGAAACAGTTAGTGGTACAACAACTTTATCTACAGGCAGCGGTCATACAATAACTGCTGGCGGCGATTTTGAAGTAAAAGCAGCCAATACTAATATTGACGGCGGAAATATTCATTTGAATTCAGACAATTTTGGAGGAACCGCTGCCGACACTCCAGAACCCTTAAATACTTTTGAAAATCCAACCGAAGTAGAAGGCGAAACAGTTGAAAGTATCATGTTGCGTGTGCCTACGACAGAACCTTACCCGCATCATGAAAATTTAGACCCTGTAAATTTTAAAACAGAAATGACAGATAGAGAAACCGGAAGTGTTATAAATGTACCAGATTATTGGAAAAAATACTCAACAATTACAGACACTTTTTTAAAAATAAAAGGATAAGTTAAATGGCTTCTACAATATATTCCAAACCAGTAGTTACATCCGTAAACAATATTAATACGCCCTCTATGATGATGTATAGGGGATTTAGTACAGTTAGCTCTAATACACAGAACTATAGTCTTTATGATTTAGAGTTAATTAAACAAGATTTGTTAAATCATTTTTATGTAAGAAAAGGTGAGCGCTTGATGAATCCTCGCTTTGGCACAATTATATGGGATTTGTTATTTGAACCCCTTACTGAACAAATTAAAAATTTAATAATACAAAATGTGAACGAAATACTAAATTTTGATCCTAGAATAAGCGCAGGAAATATCATAGTAACACAATATGATACTGGATTACAAATAGAATGTAGCTTAAAATATTTGTCTTATAATTTAACTGAAAATTTGAAAATACAATTCGACCAAAATAACAATTTAATGATATCTTAAACTACGCATATTATTTTTCAAATAAATATCTAATATAGGAATAAAAATGAGCTCAACTGATCGTCAAAATAATTTGTTAGTTTCAGAGGACTGGCAAAAAATTTATCAAACATACAAAAATGCCAATTTTCAAAGCTATGATTTTGAAAATTTACGCAGAATAATGGTTGATTATTTAAGAACAAATTATTCTGAAGATTTTAACGATTATATAGAATCCAGCGAATACCTTGCTTTAATTGATTTGATTGCATATATTGGACAAAGTATAGCTTTCCGTGTTGATCTTAATGCTAGAGAAAACTTTTTAGAACTTGCAGAGCGTCGTGAGAGCGTGTTAAGATTAGCAAAGTTAATAGGATATAATGCTAGCAGAAATAAACCATCACAAGGCCTGTTAAAAATTAATACAATATCTACAACTGAAACCGTTTTAGATACAAACGGCAGAAATTTAGCAGGACAATTTATAACTTGGAACGATCCTAGTAACGTAAATTGGTATGATCAATTTATTAAAATCATTAATGCAGCCTTGCTGACAACAAATCAATTTGGAAACCCAATAGACTCTGCTAAGATTTACAATGTTCCAACCGGACAGTATAGATTTAATAGTTCAAATTCTAATGTTCCAATTTACAGTTTTTCAAAAACTATTTCTGGTAGGGCAATGAATTTTGAAGTTACAAGTACAACTTTTAAAGGTGAAAGTTACATATATGAAGAAGCGCCTAAGTTAGGTAATAGCATGGCTTGTATTTTTAAAGATGATGGGTATGGTGCCGGTAGTGCTGGAACTGGTTTTTTCTTTAATTTTATTCAGGGAACATTAAATCAGGGAACTTTTACAATTACTCAACCTAGTAGTAATCAAACAATTGACATTGATTCTGATAATGTTAATAATAATGATATTTGGTTGTATCAGTTGGACACTAATACCGGAGCAGAAAATACTTTATGGACAAAAGTTCCCGCTTTAGCAGGAAATAATATAATCTACAACAGTATAAACACAAATACAACTACCGTTTATTCTGTTACAACAAGAACAAACGATAATATAACTTTAAATTTTGGTGACGGAACATTTGGAAAACTTCCAGTAGGAACTTTTAAAATTTATTATAGAATTAGTAACGGGTTGAGTTATACAATTAACCCGTCGGATATCGTGAATGTTTCTATTAGTATACCATATGTTTCTGCTAAAGGTCAAAATGAGACGCTAAGTGTATCATTAAACTTACCTTCAAGTGTTCAAAATAGTTCGCAAACTGAGTCTAATACAACTATTAAAAACAATGCTCCAGCAGTATATTATACTCAAAATCGAATGATTACCGGAGAAGATTATAATATAAGCCCATTGTCCTCATCAACGTCTGTTGCAAAAATTAAAGCAATAAATCGTTCAAGTAGCGGAATAAGTCGTTATTTTGATTTGGTAGATCCAACCGGCAAGTACAGTAGCACAAATCTATATGGGTCAGATGGAGTAATTTATAAAGATGAATACACTAATAAATTTACTTTTTCTTACCAAACTAAAAATGACATTGAAGGCGAAATTGTTAATACTATAATACCTTTGCTGTCTTCTGCAGAACTCAAGAATCTCTACTATTCATATTTTAAAAATTATGTTACAAGTAGCCTTAATATTTCTTGGTACGTTAAAAGCTCGGATAGCAATACTTCAACAGGATATGTTGGAGATATTGTAACTGAAAGACCTTATCAAGTGGGTTCTTATACAAATACAATCTTAAAATATTGTACTCCGGGATCTTTAATAAAATTTATTGCACCTACTGGATATTATTTTAATTTAAAAAATAAAAATTTGTTAACGCAAGGATCTCAAGGAGTTTCAAACTCATCATCTTACATTTGGGCAGAAGTTGTTTCGATTATTGACGATGGTACATCTAACGGTACTGGGGTTTTATCAAATGGTCTAGGACCGATATCATTAGCACAAAACATACCTGCAGGTGCTATAGTTTCACAAATTATACCTAAGTTAACTACGGTATTATCTAGTTCAATTATTGCAACTATGATTGATTTAATAAGTGAAAATAAGTTTTTTGGTTTAAGATATGATGCAGATAATCAATTATGGAAAATTATTTTTGAAAGTAACTTGAATCTAATTAATAATTTTAATTTAGGCAATCAAGGTAGTACTAGTAATCTTCAAACTGACTCGAGTTGGTTTATATTGTTTACTACAGATAATATTAACTACACAGTTACTACAAGAAATTTAAGGTATGTTTTTGAAAGCGCAAAAGAAATTAGTTTTTATTTTGAAAATGATCAAAAAATCTACGATGTAGTTTCTGGATCAATTGTAAATGATAATATTAATATATTAAGTATTAATCAAAACTATGCATCTAATAATGGTACAGATAGTTTTACCAATGATATATCATGGAAAGTAAGCTCTAAATTTATAGGATTAGACGGATATACTGATCCAAAAAAATTAATTTTAACTTTTACAGATGTTGATAATAACGGAACTGTAGATAACCCACAAATTTTTGATGATATTCTAGCCGAATCATCAGGCGCCGCCAACAGTAAATTTATAGTCCAACAAAAATATAATATTTCTGTAGGACAACAAGATTACAAATATGTGCCAAACAATTATCTAACTGGACCTGTAATAATTTTAACCACCGATCCAAGCGATACAAGCACTTACACAGACGGCCAATATTTTTATATTACTTCAACTAATGTTGTTAAGAAATATAATTCAACAACAGGGGAACTTGTTCCAAACCTTGACTATAAAGTTTATAAAGGAAGAGATAATTTAAAATTTCAGTATACTCATAGCGCAGACTATGACAGTAGAATAGATCCCGGAAGCAGTAATATTATTGATTTATATGTTCTTACCTCTAGTTATGATACAAACTTTAGGCAATGGTTAGCCGGAGCTAATATGACTCAACCATTGCCCCCAAGCGCAACAGAATTAAGTAATACCTTATCTAGTACATTAAATCCAATTAAATCAATAAGTGATGAAATAGTTTATCATCCTGTTAGCTATACTTTACTATTTGGTTCTTTAGCAGACACAAGTTTGCAGGCAAATTTTAATGTTATTATTAATAGCAATTCTGTAGTTTCAGAGTCTGATGTTAAGGCAAGAATTTTAACTGCAATAAATTCTTTTTTTGCTTTAGAAAACTGGAATTTTGGAGACACATTTTATTTTAGTGAATTAGCTACCTATGTTATCAATGAACTAACTCCGGATATTACTGGATTTGTAATTGTACCAGTACAAACAGACAAGTATTTTGGTAGTTTATTTCAAATAGAATGTTCTAGTAATAAAATTTTTATAAGTTGTGCCACTACCGATAACATAAAAATAGTTTCAGGCTTTACCTCGGATAATTTAAAAACAGTAGCAGGGTCGTCTGTTTTGTCTGTTGTTTCACAAACTATTTCTAGCTCGACAAACGGAGGCTTGAATGGCTAAAAAAAATACTCCTTTTGGAAATAATTCTACTACAGTAAACCTATTACCAAAATTTTACCAAACTGCAACTAATTCAAAATTTTTAAATGCAACAATAGAGCAGTTATATCAGCCAGGAGCAACTACTAAAATAAATGGGTACGTAGGAAGACAAAATGCAAAGGCTGCTACCGCCTCTGACATCTTTATACAAGCCCAGTCTAATGATAGGCAAAATTATCAACTAGAGCCTGGCGTTTCAATAAACGACGATTTAAACAATATTAAATTTTATAAAGATTATATTGATTATATTAATCAAATAAATGTCTTTGGCGGCAACACATTAAATCATAGTAGACTTAACGAACAAGAATTCTATAGTTGGGATCCGCACATTGATTGGGATAAATTTGTAAACTTTCAAAATTACTATTGGCTTCCATACGGGCCTGATACTATTGATTTAGGTCTAGTTCCTTACTTAGTAAGTACATATTCTGTCAATCTTCAACCTACTAGCGATGCTAATGTTTATGTTTTTTCCCCAGACGGTAAATCTTATAACCCTATTTTAAAGTTATATAAAGGTATAACTTATAAATTTGTAATTGATAGTCCTAATAATCCTTTTAGTATAAAAA